AGAATATACTACCATAAGATAATAGATTTAAAGAAACCAGAAGAGGGTATTCAAGAATTACGTTATATTGATGCATTAAAAATGCGTTATGTTCGTTCTCAGAAAAATAAAAATAAAGATGGTATAGGAGGAGATAGGATAAAAATCAATACTGGTAATGCTGATCCTATGGATTATAGATTTCCAGAGATAGAAGAATATTTTATATACAATGCTAGTGGCAAATATCCAACAGGAAATATAAATGCAACTGGTGCAAGTCAAGGTATGAAAATTGCAAGAGATGCAATTACATATTGTACCTCTGGATTAGTCGATAGAAATAAAGGATCAACTCTTTCATATTTGCATAAAGCAATCAAGTCAATCAACCAACTTAGAATGATTGAAGATTCACTTGTTATATACAGATTATCAAGAGCACCAGAACGTAGAATTTTCTATATAGATGTAGGTAATTTACCTAAAGTAAAAGCAGAGCAATATCTCAGAGATGTGATGATGCGATATCGAAACAAACTTGTTTACGACGCTAACACAGGAGAGATCCGCGATGACAAGAAGTACATGGCAATGCTTGAAGATTTCTGGCTACCTAGGAGGGAAGGCGGCCGTGGAACTGAAATTTCTACTTTGCCTGGAGGCCAAAACCTTGGTGAGATCACGGATATTGAGTACTTCAAAAAGAAATTATATAGGTCGCTCAACGTACCGCCTTCCAGAATGGACGGAGAGGGAGGATTCAACTTGGGAAGATCCTCAGAAATATTAAGAGACGAATTAAAGTTCACAAAATTTGTAGGTAGATTAAGAAAAAGATTCTCAAGAATATTTGATGACATGTTGAGAACTCAGCTTATATTGAAGAATATAATCACCCCAGAAGATTGGGAAACAATGAGTGAACACATACAATATGACTTCTTATATGACAATCATTTCTCAGAATTAAAAGAAACAGAACTGTTTAACGAAAGAATTACAGTTGCTGCAGCTGCAGAACCATATGTTGGAAGATACTATTCTCAAGATTATATAAGACGTAGAATACTTCGTCAAACAGATATGGAAATAATTGAGCAAGATGAGTTGATGAAAAAAGAGATTGCAGATGGTGTAATTCCAGATCCAAATGCACCAGTAGATCCACAAACAGGTCAACCTGT